GTTGGGACACACCGACAACCGTCACCCGATTGGGGATGCCAAGCGCTACCCGCTGGACTGGGTGTTTTGCAGCCGCCGGTGCCAGGACGTCTTTCATCGGATGTACGGCAACTGGGTCGATGCACAACGGTTCAACCAGGAGGTCGAGATGATTGATGCCACAGACATTGAACGCTCGGCCATGCGCTCCTGCCTGCGTGCCTTCGGCGAGGCAGCCGGTGATATCGGATTCGACAAGCCGTTGGGCGCTTATTCGGAGAAGGAGGCCCTGCGGGTGATTGACGCGATCGTCACCCGTTACACCGAGTCCATGGTCGCCCACCACGCCGAGGTCAAGTATCCGCCGGTGCGCGGCTTGAAACCCACGGTCGACGATCCCTTCGCCGATTTGGAAAGCGATCTGCCCTGGGAGACATCTTGATGCTGGACTTCAACGCATCGGCGAGTCTCTCCGGCCAGATCGAGGCGCTGGTCGACCTTGCACTGGAGCAAGAGCGTGATGCCACACCGCCACGCCAATACCTGGGAGGCTCCCGCCTGGGTGTGTCGTGCGAGCGGCAGTTGCAGTTCGAGTATGCGCAGGCACCGGTGGACCCTGGCAAGGGGTTCTCGGGCCGGTTACTGCGCATCTTCGAGCGCGGGCATCAGACCGAAGCCATGGTCATCCGCTGGCTGCGCATGGCCGGCTTCATCCTTAAAACCGAGGATGCCGATGGTCGGCAGTTCGGCTTCAGCGTGGCCCAGGGCCGTTTGCGCGGGCACGTCGATGGCGTGCTGGTGGGCGGCCCGGAGGGCTTTGCCTACCCGGCGCTTTGGGAAAACAAGTGCCTGGGCTCCAAGTCCTGGCGCGAGCTGCAGAAACACAAGCTGGCCGTGGCCAAGCCGGTCTATGCCGCCCAGATCGCCGTCTACCAGAGCTATCTGACCCTGCACGAGCATCCCGCGCTCTTCACGGCGGTCAACGCCGACACGATGGAGATCTACGCCGAGCTGATCCCCTTCGATGCGGGGCTGGCCCAGCGCATGTCCGACCGGGCCGTCAAGGTCATCCAGGCCACTGAAGCCGGCGAGCTGCTGCCACGCAGTTTTGCCGAGTCCACCCACTTTGAATGCAAGTTCTGCGCTTGGGCAGAGCGTTGCTGGAAATGAACATCATGAGAACAACAGTCCACCCACAACACCCGTCAACGGCCGTGGAGCCGTCCATCACCCTGCAGGAGGGTGCCTATCTCGCACAAATCCCGCAGTACTGGCTGACCGATGTGCAGCTGCGCATCGATCGTCAAATTCCCCATCACCGAGTCAATGGTCGCGTCCGATTCAAGCTTTCAGAGCTTTTGCGCTGGAAATCACAGCAAAAGGAGGCCCAAGGTGAGTGACTACCGCATCAGGATCACGGTGCGCAATGCACGCTTGCTGCGCGCGATCGAGGCGGCTGGGCATCAGCCAGGCCATCACTTCGCAACGGCCGCCGGGATCACCTATGGCGGGCATTTGTTGCCCTACCTCAATTTGACCCGGTCTCCGCTCAATCGTGAGGGCTTGCTGCGCGAATGCGCCTGGGCGTTGTGTGATTTCTTGGGGGCGTCGCCGTCTGACCTCTGGTCTGACGAACAACTGCAGCCTCTGCAAAAGAACCATGCCAACGTCGATATGGACTTTGGGCAACTGGGCGCACTCATGCACTCCCACGAGCATGCCAACGACCCGCTTCAGGTGGCCAGTAAAGACCAGGCCAAGCGCTTGTTGCTCCACAGCCTGGAGACGCTGACCCCCAAAGAATCCAAGGTCGTGTACGCGCGTTTCTTTGAAGACTGGACGCTGGAGGAGTTGGCTGACCACTTCAATCTGACCCGGGAACGGATTCGTCAAGTCGAACAGAAAGCGCTGCGCAAGTTGCGCGCTGAATTTCGCTGCACACCCGATTTGAAGGGAACGGCGGACATCATTGGAGGGGTGGTCAATGCTTGACTTCAACGATGCCCCTGCAGAGCTACCACCCGAGTCTGGCCTGACACGTGAGTCTTTGCGTGCCGATCTGGTCGCACGACTGGACACCGTTCTGGCTACGTTGTTTCCGGCAGGCAAAAAACGCAAGGGCAAATTCCTGATCGGCGACGTGCTGGGCAGTCCCGGTGACAGCCTGGAAGTGGTACTCGACGGTGAGAAGGCCGGGCTGTGGACTGACCGGGCCACCGGTGACGGCGGCGACATCTTCAATCTGATCGCGGCCCATTTGGGCGCCGATGTCCAGACTGACTTCCCGCGTGTGATGCAGCATGCTGCTGACCTGCTTGGTCAGACACCACCTCTCCAGTCGCGCAAGCCGAAGAAAGTGATGGCGATCGATGACCTGGGGCCAGCCACGGCCAAGTGGGACTATCTCGATGCCGATGGCCACCTGATTGCCGTCGTCTATCGCTACGACCCGCCTGGCGGCAAGAAGGAGTTCCGGCCATGGGATGCCAAACGTCGCAAGATGGCGCCACCCGAGCCCCGACCGCTGTACAACCAGCCTGGGATCGCTGGTGCGAGTGCCGTGATCTTGGTCGAAGGCGAGAAATCCGCCCAGGCTTTGATTGATGCGGGCATTCACGCCACCACCGCCATGCACGGCGCCAATGCGCCAATCGACAAGACAGACTGGTCGCCGCTGTCCGGCAAGGCCGTGCTGATCTGGCCCGACAACGACGCGCCGGGCATGCACTACGCCCAGGCAGCAGCACAAGCGGCATTGCAAGCGGGCGCCGCCTCATGCGAAATCCTGATGCCTCCGACGAACCGTCCGCAGGGATGGGATGCGGCCGATGCACTGGCTGAGCAAGTGCAACCACACGCCCCGGACATGGCGGCGTTTGACGTGTTCGGTTTCTTGAGCACTGGCGGGCGACTCCAGGTGGCAGCGGAGGCGACTGAACACGCCCTTGGTGCCGACATGTCTGACGCGTCCGACGTACCTGACGCGGTTTCCTGGGGAACAGAGGACGGATTGGCTGCGACTTTCACACGGCGGTTCAGCAAGGACTGGCGTTACGTCGCGGCGTGGGGCCGTTGGCTCACCTGGACGGGACGACGCTGGAACGAGGACATCGTGCTGCATGTCCAGCACCTGGTGCGTGGCATTTGCCGGTCAGCGGCAGCCCGGGCCGACAGCCCTCGGCTCAAAGCCAGGCTGGCCAGTGCATCGACCATCTCGGCCGTTGAGCGCATTGCTCGCAGCGATCCCAAGCACGCGGCAACGGTGGACGAATGGGACGCCGACATCTGGTTGCTCAACACCGTCGACGGTGTGGTGAACCTCAAGACCGGCGCCATGCGTGCGCACGACAGCAAAGACCGCATGACCAAGATCACGACGGCCTCGCCGCGCGGGCAGTGTCCCCTGTGGTTGTCATTTCTGGAACAGGTCACCGGCGGTGACAAGGACTTGCAGGACTACTTGCAGCGGGCGGCGGGTTATTTCCTGACGGGCTCAACGCAAGAGCATGCCTTGTTCTTCCTCTATGGCACGGGCAGCAACGGCAAGTCCGTGTTCGTCAACACGCTCGTGACGATTTGGGGTGACTACGCGGCCAACGCGCCGATGGAGACTTTTATGGACAACCGCAACGACCGACATCCGACCGACCTGGCCGGGCTGCGAGGTGCGCGTGTGGTGACGGCAACAGAGACTGAACAGGGCCGACGCTGGAACGAGTCGCGCATCAAGGAGATTACTGGGGGCGACCGCATCACGGCGCGCTTCATGCACAAGGATAACTTCACCTACCCGCCGACGTACAAGGTGCTGATGTCGGGCAACCACAAGCCGGCAATCCGCAACGTCGATGAAGCCATGCGCCGACGCATGCACCTCATCCCCTTCGAGGTGACGATCCCGCGCGAGAAGCGCGATCGCCAACTTCAGGACAAGTTGCTCAAGGAGCGCGACGGCATCTTGGCCTGGGCGCTGGAGGGTTGCATGCAGTGGCAGCGCATGGGGCTGTGCCCGCCCGAGTCGGTGCAGGTGGCCACCTCGGAGTACTTCGAGGCGGAAGACGCCATGGGCCGCTGGATCGAAGAGCGCTGCGTACTCGCCGCGAACGCCAAATCATTGACAGCCGAGCTCTTCACCGATTGGAAGCAGTGGGCCGAGGGTGCGGGTGAATTCGCGGGTTCACAACGGCGCTTCTCGGACCTGCTGACGGCACGTGGGACAGAGAAATGGCGTAACGGCATGGGGCTTCGAGGCTTCAAAGGCATCGGACTGAAGGTCAGTCCATCCGTGCCGCAGCACTACTCAGATATCTGAATTCCTCCGCAACCGCCCTTTTATGAAAACCCTGTCTGACGCAATCGACATACCAGAACGTAACTTTCCTCACACGTGCAGGTCACGAAACATTTATGTTTCGTGCGCCCGGTGCGTCAGTGCGTCAGACCCCATCAGGAAATGACATGAACACAACGACCATCCTCGCCCTCGATCTGGGCACCACAACCGGCTGGGCACTGGCCAGCCTCGACGGCAGCATCATCAGTGGTAGCCAATCCTTCAAACTCCAACGCTTCGAAGGCGGCGGCATGCGCTTCTTGCGATTCAAGCGTTGGCTGACCGACATCAAGCAGTGCAATGACGGCATCGACCAGGTGGTGTTTGAAGAAGTTCGTCGCCACGTCGGTGTTGACGCCGCCCATGCCTACGGCGGATTCATGGGCCAACTGACGGCCTGGTGCGAGCACCACCAGATCCCTTACCAGGGCATCCCGGTCGGCACGATCAAGAAGCACGCTACTGGCAAAGGCAACGCCAGCAAGGACGAGATGTTGGCATCCGTCCGTACCCGTGGTCACAGCCCGGCAGACGACAACGAGGCCGATGCCATTGCGTTGCTGTACCTGGCCCGTGAGATGGCGCAGGAGGTGGTGTGATATGAAAGTGCCGCAATACCGCTACCGCTGCCCCCTGGGCAATCTGCAGCCGACCACGCCGGACCTGGACGCCGTCAAGCGCGAAGGCTGGCGCACCGATCATATTTTGGTGGTGTCTGAACACGATGAACGGCTGGACTGGGTGGAAAAGCAATTCGTACGCAGGCTGGGTGAACGTCTCTACGGGGATGGAGGCAAGCGCCATGACTGAGACCCGAGCCGAATGGACTGTTGACGACGTGGCAGCCCGCTTTGCAGAAGCTGCCGAGACCGCGCACAAGCTCCCCCGTGTCCGCCCGGGCGGCTACTTCAACCCGTGGATGACGCTGGCCATGCAGGTGCCTGAGCGTTACCCTGACCCTGATCGGCTGTACCGCCCGATGCCACCCAGTCCACAGGCGTTGCAGCGCATGTTGGAAGTCTCCCGCTGGGTGCTATGGCTTGAGGTGGAGCAGCGCCACCTGGTGTGGATGCGATCGAATCGGTATCGATGGGAGCAGATTGGTCGGCGCTTTGCTTGTGCGGCTCGTACAGCGCAGCGGCGCTATGACGCAGCCATCCATCTCGTCACCCTGCATCTGAACAAGGGGCATTGATAGAAGTTGGGGCAAGTTAGGGGTAACTGCGGGACGGTGAGGACTGTTGATGGCAAACGCCAAAACACCCCCTGTCGCGTTTTGCCCTATTCGAGGGTACATTTTCGGCTATGGTCAGGACAGCGGTGCGTAAGAAGAACGTCTTTGGAATGGGCCGAAGAGGTGGTCCTTGAAGCCGATGTGAAATTTGGTGTATAGTCTCCGCACGACTCACCCTTTGACCGTCTGGTTCGGCCAGATGCTCTTAGGGCGACAGGCCGCCTTCGGGCGGCTTTGTCACTTCTGGAGATGGATTTTTGCGGACGGTTGTCTACGTTGATGGCTACAACCTCTACTATGGGTTGTTGAGAAAGACCACGCTCAAGTGGCTGGATCTGTTCGCCTTGTTCCGTGATCATGTGCTGGGCCCCGAAGCCGAACTGATTCAGGTGCGCTACTACACAGCGCCGGTGTTGGGTCGAATGTGTGATAGTCCCGAATCCCCGCAGCGTCAGAGGCGTTACCTACAGGCGCTGCGCAAAATGTATCCCGAGCAGATCGCCATCATCGAAGGCAAGATACTCGCGACAACACCTTTCCAGCGCTTGGTTAAGCCGATTGCCGAAGCCCCAGACCTGCAGATGGTGCAAGTCTATGACTTCAACGAAAAGAAGACCGACGTCAATCTCGCGGCCGATTTGATTGCGGGTGCTTGGACTGGTGTTTACGACCAGGCTGTCGTGTGCAGTAATGACACGGACCTGGAAGCAGCTCTTGCGACAGTCCGACAGCATCACCCCGGCATTCGATTGGGGGTGGTTGCTCCAATACCTGGCGACGATCACCGTAGGATATCGACGGACCTATCAAGGCATGCTCATTGGTCAAAGCCTCTAAGCCCTGTGCATCTCAAAAACGCTCAGTTGCCCGAACGCATTCCGCATTCGGCACTGTGCAAGCCTGAGACCTGGTGAAGCATCAGACTCGCACGTGGGTAGACCTTCCCTTCAAGAGCGACAGATGCCGATTCCTGCGTACGGCTGATGGCTGATGCGTAGAGGGCTATTGAGGAGCCCTGCGGAAATCTGATGGGTCCTTCCTGCCCATGAGGGTATGCGGGGGGCAACAGCGCGAGATTTCGATAGCGTCTGCCCGTAAAAACAGGTTACCACCCAGCCAGGTTACCGGCCTGTGGTTACCACCGCCCTGACTGTTGATGCATCTATCAAACTGAGCCAAGTTTCACGTTGAAGATTGAGCCACTTGGTTGATGGTTTTTTCTTTACTCAGTTGTGGATAAGTCTAAGGG